AAAAACTTGGATTGCAGGAACAATGCCAAGTACGGCAACATGGTCTTCTTTAGGTTACGGCAACGGTTATTTTGTTGCAATGGGCGGGGGATATGTTGCCTACACCAACACCCTTTCTTCTTGGACGCTTTTAAGTCTTACCAATGCAGTTGGAACAGGAACCGTCGCAGCGAGTCAAAGTATAATTTATGTTTCATCATTGTCAAAATACATTGCAATGACCTCTTCGGCTTCTTCCAGTTACTATTACTCAACAACGCCTTCTGGTTGGACAGCCGGAACAATGCCTACTAGCGGTGGGTGGGATTATGGGGTTTGTTGGAGTGGAACATATCTGGTTGCAGGTTCCGGAGGCAACGGGTATATTGCTTACTCAACTAACGGAACAAGTTGGACCGCCTATCAAGTTATATCTTCTTCTACTCTTCCCTACATGATTCAATATGGGAACGGTCTTTTTGTTGCAATTAACTATTCCAACAACACCGGTTATTACGCTTCGAGCCCAAACGGAACTTGGACATCTCAAACCTTGCCTTTGCCCGTATCATATTTAGGTGACACGGGTTATTTCGGTTTTATATTTGCAAATGGATATTTTGTAGCGGTTCTTCCAAGCGGTTCGGGCGCATATTCGACCAATGGAACTACCTGGACCGCATTCACTGGAGTGCCAGCAGGAAGTATTGGTTACGGAAACAATCAATTTGTGGCTTTGACCAATACTGTAAATAAAAGTTATTTGTCAACAACAAATTCATCACTTCCCATTTCCTTTGGTATTTACGAAGGACCAACAACAATCCACTAAATCCTTGCCAAAACGCAAATTTGTGGTATACTTCTTTAAAAGAACTCAAATAAGGAGAAAAAACATGTCAATTACTTATCCTTCAGAACCAGCACCAGGCGCAAAGACGGTATCCGCATCAAACGGCGACCAGATTACTTATTCCGTTGACGTTACTGCACCTTTTGCCATCAACGCTTGGAACGCTGCTACGCCTAATCCTGACAACGCACCATTCTGGCACCAGCCACACGACCTTCAGGGCAACGCCTGGCCAGACCAGGAAACCGCTCAGGCCTTTGCTGACGCATGGATTGACGAGCACTTTGTAAACGCTCCAGTTCCAACGCCACCTGCATCTAACTAAAACTTACCTACTTACAACCTAAGCAGGGCCCCTCGCTATGCGGGGGGTCTTTTGCTGTACCTGAACAAAGGAAAAACATGACCACACCCGTTACCACGCCCGTTCCCGGCAACGTTGCATGGGCTCATTGGGCAGTTGCTAATCGAATTGCCAATCCCCTTCACTGGATTTATAGCGAGTCCAACGACCGCATGAATAACATTGGTCAATGGCCAATTAAGTTCCCCGTTACAACTGACTGCTCCGGCTCGGCTACTTTGTTTTGCTGGTTGGCTGGATTTGCAGACCCTAATGGTCTTAAGTTTGACCACGAGGGGTACACCGGCACACTTCTTGGCCATGAAGAGCACCTTGCATTGTTTGTAAAAAACGCTCAAGGAATTACCATTGAAGAAGTTGTCCCTGGAGACCATGTTGTTTATGGCCCCGGAACAGGTTGGCACGTAGCAACAATCGTAGAAGTTAACGGCAAGGACATTCTTACCGTTTCTCACGGCGAGCAGGGCGACCCATCATACGTTTGGGTTAACACTCCTAGCGCCAATCCTCACCACTATGCGGTAGACGGACGTGAACCACAAACCTTCCTCAGAGTCAACAAGACCGTAGTAGGAACTGCGCACACACCTCCGGCTGCATAGTATGTTCGCCTCATTTATTAACAGTTCAAGTTTTTGGACTAACTACGCAGACAACTGGATTTGGTTTGGCGGTGGTGTTATTGCGGTTGGTGGTTTCATTTGGAATCAACACCGTAAAGCCCTTGCCAAAGTAGTTAAAAAAGAAGTTAACAGTGAAATAGATAAAGACTTCATTGAAAAACTTGCCAGAGAAGTTGAACAAATCCACCACGAAACCCAACATAACGGGGGTAGCAGTATGAAAGACGCTCTTAAGCGTCTAGAGGAAAGCACTGAAAAGGGCTTCCGCAAAATTGAGGAACAACAAGAACAACTGGAACGATACATTCAAAAACTAGACAAGGCGCTTGAAAGGCACTTTGGATACCACGAAGGAATTGATGATTGAAATGCCTAAACGGCAAAGTCACTGGGAGTTCCACCCGCATGTACGTTCGGGTGAGGACAGGACATTAGGGGAGCGAGCCGCTGATGCAATGCGTCACGGTATGGGAAGTTGGCCCTTTGTTTTTGCATTTGTAGTAATGATGTCTTTATGGATGGGCTACAACGGTATTGTTGGCTCACACAAGGCATTTGACCCTTACCCATTTATTTTGCTTAACCTGGCCCTTTCTACGTTGGCAGGACTCCAAGGAGCAATCTTACTTATTGCCGCAAAGCGTGCTGACCGCATTTCGGCAGAACTAGCAAAGTATCACTTGGAAGTCAGTGAATCAACAAAGCAAATGCTGGAGGAACACCGACAAATGCTTGAGAGGCTTATTAAGTGAAAATTTGGTTAGACGTACTTCTTTACTCTGGAATCGGCTGTATTGCCATGGTTGCACGAGACATTCTTAACACTGTTCTCACTGACGCCATTGCGAATGGCCGACACAAGTTGGCTGGTGACATGGACGGATTGAGTGACATTGTAAACATTGTCCTTGCTTCGTTTTCCGGCGTTCAACTTATTCATCTCGGCTGGCGTGGCTGGCTAGGTATTTTGCCCATTGGAATTGTAGGAAAGTTCACCACCGAACATGCAGTTAAGTGGTCACACAAAAACATTAAAGAGGAAGACTAATGACTGAACGCATTTCTGGACTACGCGGAAAAGGCCCCGCAAAGAAACTGGCCATGGGTACCTTGGAGACATATGTTAAGGGAAACCTTCCTAACATTCCAAGGTCATTTGACTATTCAAACAAGGTAGCAAACTACCCAATGGCATTGAATGACACATACGGTGACTGCACTATTGCCGGAATCATTCACATGCTTCAACTTCAGTATGCGGAAATTGGTGAGTTATTCCAATACCCCGGCGACGAAGCGGTCAAGGAAGAATACTTTAAGTTGACCGGTGGCGCTGATGGAGGCCTTGTAGAGGCAGATGTTTTGAAGACCTGGATGACTGAAGGATTGTTTAACAACAAGATTTCAGCCTACGCCCCGGTAAACATTAAAAACAAGAACGAAATGGCTGCTGCTATTTACTTGTTTGGAACCGTTTACCTTGGCGTCGAATTGCCACCAGATGCAGAAACACAATTCGAACGCGGCGAAAACTGGCACACAACATTTAAAGACGAAGAACCAACTGGCGGACACTGCGTTATTGCTACGGGTTGCAACAGTTTCGGTATTGAAATCGTTACTTGGGGTGCAACTACCGCAATGACATGGGACTGGTGGAAGCGTTACGGCTCAGAGGCATGGGTAGTTATCCCAGAAATCTTTGTTGAAACAGACCACGGTCCGGTTTGGAACATTGACATTCTTACACTGCAACAGGACTTGAAAAACCTTGATAGTTAATCCCAACATCAAACCAGGCGATGCAATCTTCGCCAAAACCAATAACTTTTACGGCACCATGATTCGCGCTGCTCAAGCCACACGTTGGTGGCAAGGACACGCAAAGAACCACATGGCAATTGTTGTAAAGGTTGACCCTAATGGTCAAATTTGGGTTGTCCAGATGGCTCGCCACGGAGAACTCGTAAAACTAGAAGACGTTGCCCCAAACGGCGAACTTTGGTGGACTCCAATGCCAAATGAACTTGACCGTCAGCGTGCAGTTGATTACGCAATGGGCAAGGTCGGAGAAGACTACGGAGTTTTGACCATTTTTAGCATTGGACTGAATCTAATGCTTCCAGATTTTATGATTTTTGACATTCGTCGTGAAGGAACTCTTATTTGTTCCGCGCTCGTAGCACGTTGCTGGGAGCATGGCGGATGGAACTGCCCAGTTGACCCATTCCAAATTACTCCCGGACAATTTTGGGAAGTTATTGGACGAGTCGGAACCCAAATTCAATAAGGACTATTTATGACTTCATCAAACGAAACTTTCAACAACGCCACTTGGCACCCAGTCTCACCATACCCAGTATTTGTTGACACCACAACCGGTTCAATTCAGCACTTTAATGGAACGGCGAACACCCAAGTTGGTGGCTTTGCCCCATCATTCACCAGTGGCGTATCAATGACTTCTGGCACCGCAATCCAAAACTTGGCTCCTTGCTACGCAACCTACTACATCTTCATTGGTGGGGCTGCAAGCGGAACTGTAGCAGTTGCCATTGGAGCGACAAGTGCTTGCGCAAACTTTATTATTCCATCATCGGCTGGAAACGCAGTAAACAACCACGTTATTACCGTTCGTGTTCCATCTAGTTGGTACATCAAGGTAACTACAACCAACAGTGCAACCATTAGTTCTGTCAACGTACTGACCGAAGGCTCTTTCTAACATGGCCGGGACACCGGCACATGACCAGACGGTCACACATCATTACGTTGTTCACTACCCTGACCACGAACCTCGTGAATCAGACCCGCACTACAGGGACTTTAATGCATACAGACGCCGTACGAAGGGCACTGCTAAGTGCGCTATTGGTTTGCATCGCAATGACTTTAGCGAATGTTCTCTAGACAAGCCTCTTGAACTTCACCACGCTCACATTGAATTTTCTTTGCAAAATGGCGTTGACCTTAAATGGCTTGAGGCAGATTACCCAGGCGTATCAAACCCAGACACAATTGGTGCTTGGGTTGAAAGTGCCGACAATCTTATGTGGCTTTGCGAAGCGCACCACAGAGGCGCTGGTGGAATCCACACAGCAAGTGCTTCGGATTTTGAAGCGGAGAAGTACGTACGAGGGTTAATCAGCCCCGTAACAGAAACCAAAGAATAGGTTAAACAATGGCATTTCCTAACGAAACTACCATACGCTCATACGGTGGCTCAGTACCACCGGCCTATATCACTACAGACGTGCCGGATTACTACACGTCTCTTCAGACAATTCCAATTTCGTCCGCCTCTGGTTGGTACGAGGTCAGCCCATTGGGTCAAGCGTCAACTACGCCGCTTGGCACCTCTGGGCCTTTTGTCATTACCCTGAACCCTGGAGCCTCAAATGAAGAGCGCATCCTTTGTTCTGCGGTTGATATAGAGAATTCTTTTATTACAGTATGGTACGACGGTGAAGGAAATAACGGTCGTGGATATGACTCAACAATTATTCAGACCCACTACCACCAAACAACTCAGGTAAAAACTCCTGACGTTTACCACGGCGCATCTGCCGTTGAAAGCCTTCAATTTAACCGAGGCGTAGTTGAAGCAATTGAAATTGCAAACGAAGCATTAAGTTACGCAGAGGGGAACCAAGGGCCTCAGGGTTTTCAGGGTCCTCAGGGATTACAAGGCTCAACTGGACCACAGGGTTCGACCGGAGCAACTGGAGCCCAGGGTGTGCAAGGCGCAACCGGCGTACAGGGACCTCAGGGCTATCAAGGCTCTCAAGGCGTTCAAGGTAGTCAAGGTTTTCAGGGTACACAAGGACATCAGGGTTTTCAAGGTAACCAAGGTACTCAAGGTGTAACTGGTACCACCGGTACCAAGGGTGACACTGGTGCTCAAGGTCCTCAAGGTTTCCAGGGCACACAGGGTAATCAAGGCTTTCAGGGTTTTACCGGAGCACAAGGCTCGACCGGTGCTACCGGTGCTCAGGGCTCAACGGGTGCTCAAGGTTCTCAGGGAACTCAAGGAACTCAGGGCGTTCAAGGCGCCCAGGGATACCAGGGTTCTACAGGTGCACAAGGAACCCAAGGTTACCAAGGTAACCAAGGTGTTCAGGGCGTCACTGGTGACATTTACCACACTTCTTCGACTACATCATTAACTATTTCCGCCACATCTCAATCGCTTACGATTGGAACCGGCCTTGCCTACACCGCTGGTCAAAGCGTTGTAATCGCATACAACACGTCAAATTACATGAATGGTTTGGTTACTTCCTACAACGCCGGTACTGGCGCTATGGTCGTTGCCGTTAATACCATTATGGGTTCTGGCACATATTCTTCTTGGAGTGTCAACCTTGACGGTGCAACCGGTGTTCAGGGTACGCAAGGATTCCAGGGTAGCCAAGGTAACCAAGGGTTCCAAGGCGCTCAGGGTAGTCAAGGCACTCAAGGCAACCAGGGGTTCCAGGGTAATCAGGGCACGCAAGGCTACCAAGGACAAACTGGAGCGCAGGGTTCAACCGGTGCAACGGGCTCACAAGGCGCAACAGGCGCACAAGGCCCAATGGGTTCGCAGGGCTCTCAAGGTTCAACCGGTTCTACTGGTGCTCAGGGCGCTCAGGGTTCAACAGGCCAACAGGGGGCACAAGGCTACCAAGGCTCGACCGGAGCCCAGGGTGTTCAAGGTTATCAAGGCACTCAGGGAAACCAGGGAACTCAAGGTAACCAGGGACAAACAGGTTCACAAGGCTCACAGGGTGCAACTGGCTCCACAGGTGCTCAGGGTTATCAAGGAAATCAAGGTTTCCAAGGTTCAACTGGTGCGCAGGGTGCGCAGGGCTATCAGGGCGTTCAAGGCGCAACTGGAAACACTGGCGCTCAAGGAACTCAAGGCTACCAAGGTACGCAAGGTGCGCAGGGAAATCAAGGCGCTCAGGGAAGCACTGGTTCTCAGGGTTCTACCGGAGCGCAAGGCTCCACGGGTGCTCAGGGCGCCCAGGGTTCGACCGGAGCAACTGGTTCGCAAGGTTACCAGGGATACCAGGGATACCAAGGTGCTCAAGGAAGCACTGGTGCTCAAGGTTCAATAGGTGTGACTGGTGCACAGGGATTCCAGGGCTATCAAGGAAACCAGGGCTACCAAGGCCAGACAGGTACTCAAGGCGCTACGGGCGCACAAGGAGCACAAGGTTACCAAGGTACTACTGGTTCACAAGGTGCGCAAGGCTCGACTGGTGCACAAGGTACACAAGGTACGCAAGGCAACCAGGGTTTTCAAGGTAATCAAGGTTACCAGGGAGCACAGGGCTCAACAGGCGCTCAGGGCGCCACGGGTTCACAGGGAAACCAAGGTTACCAAGGCACTCAAGGTGTACAGGGAGTACAGGGAAGTCAAGGAAATCAAGGTTACCAAGGCGTTCAGGGCAGTCAAGGCAACCAAGGCAATCAAGGTTTTCAAGGTGCTCAGGGTGCTCCATCTGCTTTGAATGCTCACGCATCAGTTCAGGTTGCAGATACTTTTGGCACAACAAACTCTTCCACTTACACCGCCGGTACCATTGACGCAAACGGTGGGTATGGCATTGGTGCAACCCTTACCGCAACCGCAAACGGCGCTCTTGTAATTGACGGTGTAACCCTTACCGCTAATCAACGCGTACTTGTTGCATCAAACACGAATGCTAAGTACAACGGTATCTACACCGTAACAGCGACAGGTTCGGGTTCGACCAAATGGGTTCTTACTCGTGCGTCAGACTACAACGACAGCGTTAAAAGCGAAGTTTCTGCTGGTGACTACACACTCGTAATCGCCGGTACGACAAATGTGGGTAAGACCTATGAAATGATTTCATCAGGTTCTTACTCGGACGGTTCAATTGTTATTGGCACCGACAACATTAACTGGACGCAGGTTTCAGGTCAGGGCCCTCAAGGTCCTCAAGGTGTTCCTGGCGCTGGCGGCGTTATTGCCCACTACATTTCAGCGTACGACACAACTATTCAAACGATTAGCAGCACAACAACCGCCTACCCAGTAAACATAAACACTGTTGCCGAAAGTAACGGAGTTACAATTGTTAGCGGTAATCAAATTACTTTTGCTTACGCTGGTACTTACAATTTACAATATTCAATTCAGTTCTACAGCAGCGACAGCAATGGTGACACGGTTGACGTATGGCTTCGCAAGAACGGCACAGATGTTGTAGATACCAATTCTGAATATGGACTTCCAGGTACCTCACACGGTGGTACCGGTGCAATGATTGCTGCTATCAACTATGTTTTGACTTTGAGTGCAGGCGATTATCTGCAACTTATGTGGACTGCTTCTTCAACAAGTGTCCAAATTGACACGCTTGCGGCAGGCACTACCCCAACAACACCCCAAACTCCTGGCGTAATTGTAACGGCACAGCAAATCACCTACCAGGGCGTTCAAGGCGCACAAGGTTTTCAAGGTTCGCAAGGTTCACAGGGAAATCAAGGAGCACAAGGCTTTACCGGCGCTCAAGGTGCCACTGGCTCTCAGGGCACTCAGGGAAATCAAGGTTATCAGGGGGTTCAAGGCTCGACTGGAGCACAAGGTTCTACAGGAGCCACTGGAGCCCAGGGTTCTCAAGGCAACCAGGGATTTCAAGGATACCAAGGCAATCAGGGCTCAACCGGCGCACAAGGTAGCCAAGGCTACCAGGGTGTGACTGGAGCACAGGGCTCCACCGGAGCGCAAGGAAGCCAGGGTTTCCAAGGCGTTCAGGGCTACCAAGGTTCTACTGGTGCTCAAGGCTCGGCAGGCGCTCAGGGAACTCAGGGATACCAAGGTACGCAAGGCGCAACCGGTGCAACTGGTGCTCAGGGAACACAAGGTTATCAGGGCTATCAGGGCTCTACTGGTGCCCAAGGGTCCACTGGTGCTACTGGTGCACAGGGGACGATGGGAGCGCAAGGGTATCAAGGTGATTCTGGCCCACAAGGATTCCAAGGTAATCAAGGTACTCAAGGATTCCAAGGTTCGACTGGTGCTCAGGGTTCAACTGGAGCACAGGGTTCCACTGGCGCACAAGGCGCTACTGGTGCACAAGGTAATACTGGTGCCCAGGGAAACCAAGGTTACCAAGGTGCGCAAGGTCCACAGGGGTACCAGGGTTCAACTGGTTCTCAGGGTTCTACAGGTGCACAAGGCTCTCAGGGCTCGCAAGGATATCAAGGGTACCAAGGTGGTACCGGTGCGCAAGGTTCAACCGGCGCTCAGGGCGCAACGGGTTCTCAGGGCGCAACCGGACCACAAGGCTCCACGGGCGCTACTGGTTCTCAGGGCGTCCAGGGTGCTACTGGTTCCCAGGGATACCAAGGAACAACCGGCGCCCAGGGACCGCAGGGTTATCAGGGCAATCAAGGAACGCAAGGGTACCAGGGGTACCAGGGAAATCAGGGTTTCCAGGGGTACAGCGACCACTACGCAAGCACAAGTACAACTTCTTACACGCTAGGAACTGGAACTGCAACCATAACTATTGCAACGGGTCTTTCATGGACTCCGGGACAAGGTGCTGTAATTGCCTACGATAGTTCTAACTACGTTGTAGCAACTGTTAACACATATGACTCCATCACTGGTGCTTTCAACTTTACAGTTGGAACAACCCCTGGTGACGTTGTTGGTTCGGGAACTTACTCTGCATGGACTGTAAACCTTGACGGAGCAGTTGGCGTACAGGGTGCTCAAGGTTCTCAGGGTTTCCAGGGTACGCAAGGAGTTCAGGGCTACCAGGGGAATCAAGGAGTTCAGGGCTACCAAGGAAACACAGGCCCTCAGGGCGTTCAGGGTTCCACTGGTTCACAGGGTTCACAGGGCTCACAAGGCTCCACCGGTGCAACTGGCGCACAAGGTCCGCAAGGTTACCAGGGAAACACGGGCTCGCAAGGTTCGCAAGGTTACCAAGGATACCAGGGCTACCAAGGCGCAACGGGCCCTTCCACGGGTTCTGCTGGCGGTGACCTTACAGGCTCCTACCCTAACCCTACGCTTGTTGCAACAACAAACGTTGAGTCAATTATTTCTGCCAACACGACCGTAGCCGGTGCGCTACAAACTTCTGGCGGAACAATGACTGGTGCTCTATCTGTTCCAAGCATTGGCGTAACCAACGTACCTTCAAGTACGGTTTCGACAAATGCTGGCCCTTCTCAAATTGGTTCAGCGTTGGGCTACTCCGACGTAAACATTATGGAGTCAATTGCGGAGAATGTGAATAACTACACTCAGGTAATTATTCAAAACCTTAGCAGTGGATACCAGTCCAGCGCAAACTTCAACATTTCTAATGACCAGGGAACCAACAACTCCAACTATGGTGAAATTGGTATTAACTCTTCAGGCTTCCAAGGCTCTGGTGCTTTTAACTCCCCAGGCAACGTTTACGTTGCATCAGCAACCACAGACCTTGCAATTGGTACATACAGTTCAAAGCCGATTCACTTTGTTGTTAATAACGGCGCAACTGATGCGATGACCATTAGCGCAGCCGGTAACACGACAATTTATGGCACTCTTGCTATGAATAGTCAAAAGATTACTGGTCTTGCCAATGGAACTGCATCTACTGATGCCGCCGCATTTGGTCAGATTCCTACCGCCGCAACATCGAGCGTAGAAGGAATCATCCAACTTTCGGGCGACCTTGGCGGAACCGCTTCATCCCCGACCGTAGTTGGAGTAGGAAATGTCACGACTGGAACTCTTAGTATTTTGCATGGTGGTACTGGAGTAACAACTTCAACTGGTAGCGGTGCAAACGTTCTTTCTACTTCCCCCACGCTGGTTACACCAGTTCTTGGAGTTGCAACCGCAACGTCAATTAACGGGACTTCAATCCCTTCGTCCGCAACGTTAATTACAAGCACCACAACATCGTTGCCAAGCGTTACTTCTGTCAACGGAACAACAATTCCGTCAAGCGCAACGCTTGTTACCACTTCAACAACATCTTTGCCTAACGTAACTTCCGTTAACGGCACAACGATTCCGTCAAGCGCAACACTTATAACCTCTTCGACAACTTCATTGCCAAACGTTACAAGTGTTAATGGCACAACCATTCCATCCAGCACAACGCTTGCCCCTGCTGCTTCTCCAACGTTTACAGGAACAATCACCCTCAACGGTACGGTTGTTGCCACTAACGGTTCAGGAGCCATGCAGGACAACGACATTCAAACCATGCAAATTATGGGTGCTTACTAATGACCAGCGGATTCAATACGGGGTATTTCAACTTACCGCAACCATGGTATGTAAGTCCAACGTATCGTCAGTCATTTCCCCAGCCGGGGACTGTATCAATTGGCGACGTTTCGGGTACCACAAAGATAGAAGACAACTCCGCTTGTTTTGTGCCTGTTGTTTTGAAGGCAACGCTTTTTGCGGGAGACACTTCAGCGTACATGACCCTTTATGATTTTGCCGACACAATTGAACTAGAAGAACTAATACCACAGGAGCAATAATGACAGCAACAGTTACAACCAATACCTACACACAGGGAACAGCAGTAACTATTACCACCACTAATCCAATTACGGCAGTTGATGGAACCACAATTGTTGACCCAGACGTTGTTCTTTTTGGATTTCAAGTTGATGGCGACTCCAGCCAGACATACACCTTTACTTACACCTACGGAACTGGTGACCCAACTGGCACCATTGTTCGCACTGGCCTTGGTCTTTACCAAGCAACATTTGACACCAGTGCCTATCCAACTGGAGTTTGGGTTTACAGTATTGCTTGCGAACCTAGTTCTTCAATTAACCACGACACAACTAAAACAAAAATTCGTGAAATGGGTCAATTGGTTGTCAACCCAGCACCATTTGCTTTGGGTTAATGCTTGACATTTCGGTAACGCTGATATAACCTTTCTATAACGAAAGGCTATCAGAAAGGTGTCGGTATGGTAAAGCCAGATTTGTCAGAATTTGTACGAGTTAAGAAATGTGTAGTGGGTTCTCTTGAATTGTCGGAAGAACAACGAGAGAAATTTGAATACGCAATGAAGCAACCAAACAGTTTGATTATGACTTCAGACATTGAAAAGGTATTGAAAAATTGGGGATTCTCAATTAAGAGAACCTCACTTTCAGTGCATCGCCGTGGCGCTTGTTGCTGCAAAAATAACTAGGGACGAGGAACCCCATGTCTAAAAAGAAAATTGACATTAGTGAATTTGAACGCCCAGAGCCAGAAACAAAAGCATCTGACCCTAAGCCGTTTGTAGAAGTTGGTCCAGATGGCGGTGAGTTCTCAACGGGAACCCTTCGTAAACCCCTAGACCTTTCAGGTGATTGGACGGAGGTCCTTAAGGGCTTTGGCCTTGACCCAGAAGTTTTCTACGTTGTCAATGACACTGTTCGTATGAGCAAGTGGCAACAATCAAAGCGCACTGAAGATGGCAACCGTGACATTGTTTGGCTTTATTCCTACAAAGCCCAGTTTGCTCGTCGTGTTTCCGAAGCAAAGCCCCTAGACATCAAGGCTTTACAGGCAAAGATTGACAAGTGGCGCCCCTCAAAGAAACCAACGTTCCCAAAGAACGTAATGGTTATGAAGCCATCAACGTTTGTTGTTTGTTGGTCTGACTGGCAAATTGGAAAGTCTGCTGGTGGTGGCGTTGCAGAAACAGTTGAACGAATCCAAGAAAGTTTTGAACTAACCCTTGAGCGAATTGAAGAATTGCGCAAAATGGGTCGAAACATCGAGCGTGTTGTTGTCATTAATATGGGTGACCCCACGGAAGGATGCTCCGGGAACTACAGTTCCCAGACGTTTTCCGTTCAACTTACTCAACGTGAACAACTTAATCTTGTTCTTGATTTATGGATTGCCGGAATAATGGCTATCAATCCTGACGCCTTTGCTTCCGTTTTGTGCAACCACGGTGAGTGGACTCGCAATGGTGGCAGTAAGCCAATTACGACTGACTCAGACAACGTTGGTGGTTACCTTGGTGACACCCTTAAGCGTGTTTTCACTGGACGCACAGACGGCCCTTCAGAATGGGTAATCGCACACGACGAGTTTGTGCAAACTATGGAATTGTCCGGCGTTCCTATTGCATTTACACACGGCCACAAAATCACTAGCGATTCAAAAGAATTTGAATATCTTCGTGGTCAAGGTCAGCGTCTTCAATACGAAGAAGGTGTAATGCCAAGACTATGGATTACAGCGCACCGTCACCACGTTCGTGTTGATGACTACGGCCCTTTCTGGCGTTTGCAATGCCCAAGCCAAGACGGTGGTTCTAAGTGGTACTCTGATTCATCTGGCAAGTGGAGCACACCAGGAACACTTACGTTCCTTGTTGGTGAGCACGACCCCCGTGGTTGGTCCGACTTTGCTGTCCTTGGTTCTTACGAGGGCCATCCTTAATGGCCAAAAGAATTAAAGAGCCAACCAATGTTGAGGTTGCAAGGCAGATTAACTTGCGTCGAAACAGGGAGCGCAAATACAAATGGACACCGTGCATAATTTGCGGTGACCTTTGCCCCCAGGGTCAAGAGCCTTTTCTTGAGTTTGATTCAGTTCACATGACTTGCAGGTATGAACCTGAATACGAGGCAATGGCTAGAAAATTAAAAAAACAACGAGCAGAAGAAGCAAAAATTTCTTTATTCTAGTTCTGGACTTATTTCCATCCATGCGTCGTATACCAAAGTATCGTCCTGTATCCATCGTGCCCTTTGCTCTGGGGTAGAACCACCCCAAACTCCGTGTTCTATCTTGTTTTCAATTGCGTATTCGTGGCATTCATATTGAACTGGGCAGTAAGTGCACACTTCAATTGCCTTTTTAATCTTTGAGGACTGGCCTCTTCCAGGGAAAAACTCGCTTGTATCTGAATTACGACACAGAGCAAGCCAATAAAAACTAGGCCTTGATTCTTCAAGAACTCGAATGAACTCTAAGATTTCATACTCGGTATAACTAATCATTGAGCCCAGAAGTTTCTTTAATCATGTGCATGTGGATTTCACTTAAGATTGTTCCACGGACTTCAGAAGAAGACCGCCAATAGCACGAGCAAACAGCGTCGTACTTTCCATTTTGAAAAACGTACTCAACGTAGTGTTTTTCTGTCGCTACTTTTCCCATGACCATTTCCTGAGTCCTCGTTGTTGTGCTTCCTTGGGATTGTCCGTAATCATTGTATGGCAATACCTACACACTGCCATAAAATTGTCCCAGTTGGTGTCTACTATTTTTCCACCTGCGCTACGAGGCAATATTTCGTGAACATCAACTGCCTTAATATAGCAGTTATTGTCCCAGCGTGCTTGACAAACTGGATGCAATTCAAGAAATTCTTTGACAAAACTAGAACGGGATTTATATATTTCTTTCATCTTAGCAGAACGGGGCTGAAGCGATTTTGTCGCTTTCAGCCCCTTGCCTGCTTTTAAACCGGTCTTTTGTTTTAACGGTGTTTTACTCTGCAACGACTTGCGAGATGCAAGTGGTTTTTTACGTTTCACTAGAAGTCGATGTGCTGTTGCTGAGTGTCAAGAATCGCAACTAAACGGTGCAACTGGTTAATCTCATATTCCTGCTCTTCAATTTCTGCTTGAAGTTCTCGAATAATTGATTCTAACTCGGTTACATACGTCTGGATTTCATCTTCGTATGACATTCATCATCCCCCTGCTTCTCGGTAGGAAGCCATAAGGCTTCTCAGGGCTTCAATTCGGCTACGAACCGACATGAGTGCTTGGCGTGTAGCATCATTTTTTGCCTTAGCCGCTTCCATCGCCAAACGCTGAGGTTCGGTTTCTGTTGCAGCAATGTCCGCTGCCATGTCAGCCGTTATTTTTATTCCATTGTGACTGCCTTCATAGCGGGCCGACAACCTGCTTTTAGCGAAGGCAACCTCATAGGCTGCTTCTGCATTACCAAACTCGTCCGCAGTTACAGCGAATGAAGAAGTGAGGTCTTCCATCTGATTGATGGCGTGACGCATTGTTTCTTCAATACGCTGGTAACTAAGCGGAACTGAGTAGTTAGTACGGTCAGACATTAGAAGTCGTCTTCATCCCATGGGTCTTTGCCAGCAGGTGCTGAGTTTGCACCACGCTCGTTCTTCTGAACGTTGACGCTAGCAAAACGCAAGAGTGCCCCTACGTCTTCTGCAACGATTTCAACCGCAGTGCCTTTTGTTCCGTCCTTGCGCTCAAACTCTTTGACTTCAATGCGACCACTTACAAGAACTCCTGAGCCCTTTGAAAGTGATGCGTGAATGTTCTCGGCAGTCTTACCAAAAGCAATTACGTCGTAGAAACTTGTGGTTTCCTTTTCCTTGACACGGCGAGTTGAAGCAAGTCCAAATCGAACACGGGCCAAGCCACTGTCTCCGAACTTCAATTCTGGGTCACGGGTTAGGTTCCCGCTAACGGTAACTGTTGAATTCATTTGTATCTCCTAATTGTTTTGTAGCGATTGTAGGTGTGTAATAACGGTCTTGGCTTCCTCGAAAGTCAGGCTCTCCAACTTGTCAACCTTGTGACCTGTCAAATGGTCAAGCGTGTCGTACATAGTTGCGTCGTCCCAACCAAGAGATGTGTGAGCAATTGCCCAAATCATCTTGCACATCTTCTCGGTAGCCATGTTGGTTGATGGCTTACCAGCCGCCTTTGCAACTGAGTTGCCAAGATTGTTGTTCTGTGCTGGTGCTGAGGACTGTGTTGCCTTTGGGTGAGACTGAGACGCGGTGTTGCCATCGTCGTCTTCGTCTGCAACCAAGCCAAGAACTGACATGTAAGAATAGCGACGAGCATAGGTTACGGCTGACCCCTGACCCTGAGGCGTAATTACATTGTTCTTGTCAGGTACAAGGTGCAGAAGCATGTCCTGAGAAATGAACTGACCTGATGTGTGCATGAGATACGTCGTGAGAATGTCACGACCCTCGTGGTCAATACCAATAAACTGACTGACGGAAAGACCGTTCTTAGTAATGATTGGATTGGCTACTGCCACAACGTCTGGCAATGCGGCGTACTTAGACTTAAAAAACGGGTTATCCGAAGTCTTGGGGATTGCAGAAAACTCACTCTGCGCTGCAACAAGTGCGGTAACCAACTCATTGATTTCACTGCTCTTCATTTTTACTTCCTTTCGTTAGCGTCTTATTTGAGACTAATACAAGTATAGCACAACTACCGCTACTTGTCAAGTTCACTATTTTCTTTTCTAGTTTGAATCAAACGAAGATTACTGGAACTGTAGACCCTTGAATCTGAAGTGTAATACCTGTAATCGCCATTTTCGTAAATGGTAATTGCGTCAATACGAAAAACAGCCCTTGATGGCAAATGTTCAACAATGTCGCCTGGCCAAAATGAAATTGATAAATTTTCAATCATTACTTGACCGCTCGCAAAGTTCGTGAACCTGGGCGAACCTTCTTGAATTGCTCAAAGATTTCAGGTGCTTCCTTCTTCAAGCGGTCTGTGTCAAGGGATTCTACGTCCTTACTGGCCTTGTAAGAAAGAATTGCCTTGCCGTCAACGGTTGCAAATTCAGCGTTGCCAACAATCTCAAGAATCTGAGCACGCAAAGCCTTGCGCTTAGTGTCCGCTTCGTCCGCTTCCTGCTTCGCTTGGGAAAAGGCTTCCCACAGTTGACCCAGTTCTGCGCCACCCTCGACGCCCTTTCCTTCTTCGTGGCGGGGATAACGCTTCTGTTGCGCTGATTCAGTTGCTTCTGAACCATCAGTCTCAGGTGCTACGCCAAACTGAACGCAGTCCCAGAACTGTTGCTCTGCAATTACCATGTTCTCGGCAATGTTTTCGTCCCATGTCATCTCACGAACCTGAAGTCCGGAACCGCCAACCAATGCCGCAAAAGTAATAGAATTCCATCCGGTGACAACTCCGTAGTGGTATCCCTGAAGCATGTAACTCTCAGGAATTTTGTCACCCGCCCAAGACGCTGGGTTTCCAGGACTGGCAATGCCAGCAGTCTTTACTTCAAGAATGCCAAGAACACCACTTGGTTCTTCAACGCTACGCCAGTCAGTTACAACTCCCGCAGGAAATTGCTCACTGGGCTCAACAATAACGAAGTCAAGGTTAGCGAACATGAATTCACGTCCGTCTTCCTTTGACCAAAGAATTACAGGCCATTCAACAACAGCCTTGTTGTAGTCCTCTGCGTATGCTTCAGCAACAATGCGCTCCAAGCGGTGACCCCACTTGGTTGCTTCGTTGCCAACAAAGTCACGCTCTACAATGTTTGACTTCTCCGCCCACAAAGCGTAAGCAGACTTGTACTTATTAACACCGCAAACGGTACCGGCGTCTGAGCCACCGACACCGCCCTCACGAGCCTTAAGCCATTCTTCTTCGGTCATATCCCACACTGGGATTACATTTACCTTATTCATAATTACCCCTTTCTAAAGTAACTTAATTGTTCTTGCCACACCGTCTTGGAACCAAATAACCTTGCTCTCACGAAGTTCTTGGCAAACGGTAAAAACGGTTCCGAGTGACATATCTGTCATTTCGGACAAATCTCTGTAACTTGGACCGTAAGGATTCTTACGATACCACTTCTCAATGGCTTTAACAATTTTCTTTTCATTATCTAGTTTAGCATTAATCTTCGTCATTGTCAATAGCCTTATTCAACTTTTCATTTCCGAGCGTGGCAATTACCTGATTGTAGATTGATTCGTACAACTCTGGCTGTTCTTCCAACTTGTTTTTAGCCTTGATTCGTCCGTTGGCAAACTGCTCACCTTCGTAGTAAATCCAAGCGCCAGCCTGTCGCAAAATTCCAGCGTCAATGGCGCAGTCCAACAAGGCGTTAGCCTTTGGAACCCCAACACCGAACTCAAGGTCAAACTCTGCTTGCTTAAGCGGTGGAGCAACTTTGTTCTTCACTACCTTGACACGAGTGCGGTTTGCTGTTGCTTCCTCACCCTTCTTGATTGTTTGAATGCGTCGAACATCAAGTCGTACTGATGAGTAGTAGGGAAGAGCCTTGCCACCAGGTGTGTACTCGCTAGGGCCGTACATTTTGCCAATTGATTCCCTCAACTGGTTAATGAAAATAACTAATGTATTCGTTCTTGATACGGTTCCTGTCAACTTTCGCAACGCTTGACCCATAAGGCGTGGCTGAAGACCAACGTGAGCGTCACCCATTTCTCCCTCAATTTCCGCACGGGGAACCAAAGCGGCTACAGAGTCAATAACAATCAACCCAATCTCGCCACTGTCAACAAGGCGAATGGTGATTTCCAAACCCTGCTCTGCGGTGCTGGGCTGACTAATCAAAAGACTAGGCAGGTCAACGCCAACTGCGTTTGCATAAACAGCGTCAAGAGCGTGCTCTGCATCAACATAGGCACAAGTCAACCCCATCTTCTGCGCCTCTGAGATTGCATGAAGTGCGAGCGTTGACTTACCGGAAGAAGGTGGGCCAAAGAACTCCACAATGCGACCCCTTGGAAGACCACCAACGCCGAGCGCAAGGTCGAGGGGAAGGATTCCAGTAGGGATTACATCTACTGGCACTACATCTGATTCGGAAAGGCTCATAATAGAACCTGCACCAAATTGCTTATTGATTTCCTCTAGTACAGAGGCTAGCGAGTCTTTTGACTGGCTTGCTGACTTTCTTGCCACGGTTTCTCCATTTTCAAATTTCAAATTTTCCTACATGATACCCGAACAATTGTTCAGTGTCAAGTATTGACAAACGGAACTTTCTGTGCTACAATAGTAGTATGCAAAACGGGCAAACAAACAATTACGCATGGGTTGAGGGTAAAGAGATTATCCTGAAAACCAGTTTCAACAAATATTTAGTTGAGGAAAGTCGGCTTATTCCTGGTCGTCGCTGGGACGCAAACAACAAGGTTAACCGGTTCCCGTTGACGGCCCTTGAAAGCATCCGCAAACTGTCGGAAAAGTACCACTTTGAACTTTCGCCGGAACTCCAGGGTAACGAAGTACGCCAAGACTTTACTGATTCCGGACGTGCATTTCAAGTAGAAATTACTGACGACCAACTCACTGTCTGCTTTAACTACAACCCAAAGATGATTACCGCTATTAAGGCCGGTATTCCTATGGCTAAGTGGGACAGCAAGGCTCGTTACTGGAGAGTAGATAAGTCGGAGATTCTCAATGTCTTGCGCTTTGCACTAGTTCACAATCTCACAATCGAAGATTCCCTTATGGAGGAAGCCCGCAGGGTTGCTAATGAGGCGAAAGAAATGCGTGAGGCTTCTGAGGCCCTAGACGCCGACATTGAGGTTCCAGGAATCCAAATCCCGCTCCTTCCATATCAAAGGGCTGGCGTGGCATACATGCAACGGGTTCGCAAGGGCATCTTGGGTGACCAACCAGGATTAGGTAAGACAGCCCAAGCAATTGCAACGGTAGCAAGTGAGAACGCTTTTCCTGCTGTTGTTATATGTCCAAATACATTAAAAATAAATTGGGAGCGGGAGATTAAAAAATTTTTTCCAAATTTAACCGTTTCCATCCTTACTGGTGGTAAGTCTGAAACGATTAATAAGTCAGACGTTGTTGTTGTTAATTACGACATTGCCTTCCAACGTACAGATGACATTATTGAACATGGATATGTTTCTCTAATTGTGGACGAATCTCATGCTATTAAAAATGGGCAGAAGAAGCATGTGTGTCCTGAGTGTGAAGCCCCGTGTCGTTCTAATAGCGTTTCTTGCAAGGGTTGCGGTGCGCTAGGAATTCGCCCCCGTGAGAGTTGGACGGTGAAAAGGACTGACGCAGTTATGCGTTTGGCGAAGCGACTTAAGAAAAACGATTTTGTGCTGTTGCTGACTGGCACCCCGATTACTAACCGACCTGATGAGTTGATTCCGCAGTTGGAAGCGATTGGTCAGTTGGACAACTTTGGTGGCGTGTGGCGTTTTAAGAATCGCTATGCCCCGAAGCGCAACATTGCCCTTAACACCAAGGAACTTAACGACAAGATGCGTGAATCTTGCTTCGTCCGTCGCAATAAGCGTGATGTGTACGGTGAACTGCCGGAACTGCGCAACGCCGTTCAGTACCTTTCGGTCTCCCCCGAAGACATGAAGATGTACAAGTCTATTGAGGACGACGTTGTTGAATACTTTGCTCAGCGTGCTAGAGACATTGCCGAAGAAGAAGGTGGCAGTGGCGATAGTGCTTACTGGGGCAAAAAAATTGCTTTGGAGAACTCGGTCAACTTGGTACGCATTACTGCGCTTCGAGACGCCGTTTCAAAAATAAAATTTGATAGCACCACTCAATGGATTGACAACTTCCTTGAATCAAGTGATGGCGAAAAGGTAATCGTCTTTGCCGAGCACATTGAGATGGTCGAGAAGTTGTTTGACCGCTACAAAAACTTCGCCGTGAAGATTCGTGGTGGAGTGAGCGTTGAAGACCGCCAGAGGGCTGTTGATTCTTTTCAGAACGACCCCAACTGCCGTGTTTTTATTGCCAACATGACTGCGGCCTCTGAAGGCCTTACCCTCACTGCGGCGTCTGACGTTGTGTTCTGCGAACTAGGATGGACACCTGCCATTCACGAGCAGTGCGCTAGTCGTTGCTATGGTCGAATCAATGACATGCACGGTGCAACAGCGTGGTATTTGCTTGCACCTCAAACCATTGACGAAGACATCTACGGACTGCTAGAAAATAAGCGTCGAGTAGTCAATTCGGTTACTGATGGCATTGACGTGATTGACGACACAAGTATGATTGGCGAACTGGCAAGAACGCTTGCAGAGAGGGGCATTAACAGATGAATAAGCCATTCGGCGTTGAGGGGTTTATCTACACCACTATCCCAGAGTGGATTCTGGACGCAGATATTAGTCCGTATGCGGTTCGACTTTTTGGGGTTCTTAGCCGATACGTTGGGAGCAACGAGGCCGCTTGGCCCTCCCGCAAACTTCTAGCAGAGCGTATGCACTGCAACATCAAGACAGTTGATTCTTCCATTAAGGAATTAGTTGAACTTGGTGCAATTTCGACTACAAAGCGCAAGCGTGAAGACGGTTCATACACCAGTAATTTCTACTACCTGTGGCCCATGATACGGGAGGGGGTAGGGAATGAAACGGTACTAGGTAGTCCGCCAAACGGTATAGGGGTAGGGAACGAAACGGTACAACATGAAAGAACATTAATAGAAAGAACATTAAAGAAAGATATTATCTCGCCAAAAACGGAAGTAAAAAAGACCCGTAAGGCTAAGGTTTACACACCTGAGTTTGACGCACTATGGGCTATTTACCCACGCAAGGAAAACAAGCCAGGTGCTTACGAGGCTTACAACGGGCGAATCAAAGACGACAAGATTCCCTACGAGGTTCTTCTACGTGCTACTGAGGCTTACGTCAAGTTGCGAGCCAACGAAGATGACAAGTTCACTCTTCAAGCAAAGACGTTCTACGGACCGAACCGTCGTTACGAGGACTACCTGCCAAAGGTAGAGGAAATGTCTAGCCTGACTGAAGCACAGTTGGTATTGGCAGAGATTTACGAGGACTGGGATTTCTTCGGTGGATGGATTGACCCCAAGACACAGGAACAAAGGGTTGACAACCCAATCAAGTTTGGCTACACTCGTCCAACCAACGTTAAGAATCAGACCGTTGATATCAACGGCAAACCATACCAACTGGAC